TGATACCTTTGATACTACGTTCGATAGTCTTTTCAGTAAAGAAATAGTTTACAAATATAAGTCTATCTTTATAGTCTCCGTCCATTACACTAAAGCTAAAACTTATCCAATTAGTGCCTTTATCACTTTTTCTAGCTGTTACATCTTCTAGTAAACAGTTGTACTCTCCGTCGGGTAATTTCTCAAAATCGTCCACCTTGTCGGTAGCTGGGTTAAAACTCTCCATAGTTTTTGTTGCAATACTTAATAAATCGTCCATAATTATTTACTCTCCTTTTCTTTATTATTCATATTTTCTAGCATTTCGCCGATTTCTTTTAAGTCTTTTAAAAACATTTCTCTAGCTTGTCTATCTAACATAGCCTCTTGTTTTTTTATATAATTTCTAAAATCTTTATCAGTTTTGATACATCTAATTGCGTTAATCAGTAATAACACCATTACTGTTATCGCTAATATCCAATAAATAGCTTGTAACATTACTTTTTACCTCCTACATCACTAGCTTTTTTATATTCACGTTTTGACACTCTACTACGTGCTTTTTTTAAATTTTCTCTTAATTGTTGGTTTTCTTCTTCTAGTTTTCTAGTATCCCATTTCATACATATAGCACCAACACCAATAAACAAGATAACCGCTAAAACTAAGATACCAAAGATAAAATCTAATACTCCCATTACTCAGTCGCCTCCGTTTTCTTTACCGCTTTTAAAGTGGTTGTTTTGGTAGGCTCTAAAGTAAAGGCTCCTTTAACGTTTTTTAATATTTCTAATACTTTTTTATCTTTTACATCAGCCTCAGTATAATAGTCTCGTCTATCTACACACATTTGTAAGTAAGTTTGTCCTACTTTTCTACATTTGATAGACATATCACTACGTCCCATACACATATTGTAAAACTTTTGGTCTAGGCTAGGTATTTCGACACTTTGGTTATTTTCGCTCTTTTCAGCAATATGGCTAATAAAGATTACGTTGTATGGTAATTGGTTAAGTCTTACCATTAGTTTTTGCCAAGTATTTCTTACGTCTCGGTGTCCTCTACCGTATGGTACGTCTCCCTCGTCGTCTACATTGTATTTTTTACATACATAATTTTGTAGCATAACTTTAACGTCGTCGACTAAGTCTATAATGATAGTCTCAAAGTCGTGTTTACCCTCCTCGATTTCTTGTAACACTTTTACAAAAGTTTCAAAGTCGTAGATTTCTACACTTGGAGTAGTTACTTTTTTAGCGTTACCGTCAGTATTTAATATTACTGGGTTTGGAAATTGACGAGCCAAGTAAGTTTTACCACTCATACTTTGACCCCATATAAAGAATACTTTAGGTGTAATATCTTTGTCTTTTGGTTTATTCGCTGGCAATAACCCCATTATCAGCCACCTCCTTAATATTGATATTTACTTTTAAGGCTTTAAACTCTTGCTCTTTGTTTACGTATCCTAAATAATTACACATATTTTGAGCCATAGTCTCGTCCTCAAACTCTAAAGCGTGGTTAATATCTAAGGTAACACTTATATTGTAAGTGTTTATACTATCCACATAAACGTATTGCCCGTCTCCTTGTTTATATCCAACTAAATATTTATCCATTATTCGCTTACCTCCTTTTTAGTTGTAATTAAGACATAACCTTTTTTATTTGTAGTTTTTACTGTTTTATAAGCCTCATAAATCGCTGGCTCATTTTCTTTAAGTTTTGCGGTATCTATACTAACTGTATCGTATGATGTAGGAGCTACTTTTGTAATTTTCATACTACCAGTATCAAACGATACGATACCTTTTTCCTCAAATATTTTGTATAAGTCCTCTTTGACTTTTTTATATTCTTTTTCAATATCTTTGTATTGATTTAAAGAGTTTTCCAATACAGCTACTTTATTAGTCATAATAATTAACTCGTTACCGTAAAATACCTCGTTAAATTGCTCCTCAGTAGCCTCCTTATTTTCTTTTAGCATTTCGACAGCTCTTTTAAATGCGATTATACGAGCCTCTATTTTTTCCCATTGGCTTTGGTCTCTATAAATCACATACTCAACGATATTATTTTCGTCAAACTCATAATTGAAATAACTGTCGTCATTTTCTAAGTCATAATCAACACCAGTATAAAAGTCTATCGGTCTTTTATAACCTACAAGTCTAATAGCTGGTTGGTTAAAGGTTTCCATATAAAATTGACATTGTGGGGTATAATAGTCTACATCTAAGTCCTCCCCAAAAGTTTTAACCTCTAACATTGGTACCTCAGCGTGTCTATCTATTCCGTCAGTATTTCCTCTATATCCACGCTCACTATCGACAATAGTATCCTCTAGGTAATTACTGTCGTGTATGCTATTGATGTAGTCTCTAATAATTGGCTCCATTATTTGACCGTATTTAGTAAATTGATTACCTTTAAATGAGTTTGGTATAATACCCGCTTTTTCTCTAGCAAAATCGTAAATGCTTGTACCGTACTTAGCGTTAAGTCCTAAGATAGTAGGTAAATCACTACCACCAACGTATTTATGGCGGTCTATTGTTACGTTAGGGTTACTCATTGTCGCCCTCCTTAGTACCTACCATACTTTTAATAAAGCTAAACTCTTGATTATCACAGTCTAATTTGTTTAATATGCTTTTTTCCATACCAGCTAAGGTAACTAATAAAGCTAGTCTACTACCCTCAACTCCTAAACAAGCCTCTCCGTTTTCTTTTTTATCAATACATATTTTACAAGGCTCATTTATTGCCTCACTTATCATACTGTCTACTTTTTCGACCTTTTCTAATTTTTCCCCCATTTTGTTTAATAAATCTTTTAACATATCTTTAACATCTTTATCCATTTTTTAATTTCTCCTTTTCCCATAAATTATAATTAAAATCTTGTTTACTATCTAAAGCTCTATAAATATCAGCCTCGATAGTATTGTCCGTTACAAACTTATAGGCTGTAACTTTCCTAGTTTGACCGTTACGATAACAACGACCGTAACTTTGGTAAAACTCCGTGTAGCTCTCAGTAGGGCTAAAATAAACTATTATATTAGCGTATGTAAACTCTACCGCCTCGCTACCGCTTTTGTAATTTGCTAGTGTTACAGTATTTTTGATACTATCCCACTCGCTTTTTTTGGGATAATCTTTTACTTTACCATTACATAAGTAAGTTTTTTTACTTATATTTTCTTGTAATAGCTCCAACTCCTCGTCATAGTTGTAAAAAATTATGATGTTATCGTTGGTACTCTCAACAAAGTCCTTTATGTAGTCAATTTTGTTTTTTAAATTTGCGTTAAGTCTAAGACCGTGTCGTAGTTTCATTTGATTATCGTATAGGGTATCGTCATAAATTCTATCTTTTTTTATTACTTTGTATATTGTAGAGGCTTTAAAGTGTATCTCCTCAAATACTAAAGGTGGTAAATCAGTAGCCTCGTCTTTGGATAATCTCCTCGATATAGTTTTCCACATATTTTTTAATTTTGTTTCGTTTCTCCAGCCTAGTATTTCCATATATCCCATATCTAAGGATACGATAGCGTTATTACGTATAAATGATGTTTTGTTTTTGGTTAGTCCAAACATTTTAAAGTAATTTATACTATCCTCCCAGCCATTAGGTATACACGTAGCACTAAGTAAGATAAAACCACTAGCTATTTTTGTAAGATTATATCCAGCTTTACCCCAAACTCCAGTACTATTTTTAAGTCGGTGGCACTCGTCAAATATTACAAAATAGTCTTTATACTCGCTGTATTTTTTACTTAGCATATTATAGGTACACGTTTCATAATCTATATGTGGGTAGTGTTCCTCTATGGTACGTTGCCAGCCACCCTCGTTTATTTTAGACGCTGGAGCTACTATTAGTAACTTTTTGTCTTTAAAATATGTTTGGTGGTGGTGTAACCCCATAATTGTTTTACCCGTCCCAGTATCCATATCGTAGATGTAATTAGGTTTAACGTGTTTAAAGTACTCGTCTTGATATTTATATAATGTTATCAATTACTTTACTTACGTCCTCAACTTTTCTAGCAACTATACCTATACCTCCAGCGTCGTTAATCATTTTTAAGTTAATATCTTGGAGTGGGCTAGTTTTACCAGTTTCGTTTTTAACCTCTATACCAATAAATCTACCTTTATAACAAGCGATTATATCGGGTACTCCTACTTGGCTAAACTGGTTACCGTGATGTTTAAAATAATATGCTCCTTTTGATTTCAAATAGTTTTTTATTTTATTCTCGATATTTTTTTCTCTCATTTTTTCGACAAACTTTGACAAACCTTTTATAGTATGCTATACTCAAAGTACGATAAATACTTTTAAAAATATACTTTTTAAGACGTTAGTTATTGCGAGTAACTGGCGTCTTTTCTATTTGTTCCTCAAAATCTTCATAAATCATACCAGCAATACTACAAAATAAAATAAATGTGATAAAACCTAGCCAAGTCCAGCCGTATAAATTACCAGTTACCCAGCCGTATATTGTAAGCATAAATATATCGTGTAGTATCATTGATATACAAAATATAAATACAATTAGTTTTATAACATTTACCCATTTAATTTTTAATCTTTTCTTTTTCATATTATCCCTCCGTGTTAGTCGTCCTATTTTCTTCGTGGTACTTTGAAATAATCAATTATAGCGTGTACCTCCGCTTTTTTCTCTTTTCCAAAATCGGTACTTGGAAAATCAGCCTTATTGTATAACTCTTGTACTGTTTTCTCACTCCAGCCCGTCATATTGGAAAATTCTTTAATACCAATAAATTGTATAAGGTTTGCTTTTTCCTTTATTTCGTTTAGACCTTTGACTAACTCTTTTATTTTGTCTAACTCGTCGTCTATATTGGTATCTAGTGCTATATTAACACTCATTTTTTACACCCCCTCTTTTTCAGTTTTACCGTTTAAAACGGTATCGTCGAGTAAAAAATTTATCCTATCGTAGGATATTTTGTATACATCTTCGATACGTTTAATGGTTAATGCGTCGGGGTAAGTATCTCCTCGCTCATAATTAGATAAGGTATCCTTACTAACTCCTATTAGTGTTGACGCCTTTTCTAAAGACCAGCCAAGATTTACTCGTATTGCCCTTAGCGTCAGCTTTTCCATTTGCTACCCTCCTCTCTATTACGCTACTAGCATATCACGGTTTAAACGTTAAGTCAATATGATTTTATAACTTTTTTCGTTTTTTACGTAATTTTTTAAAAAAATTTATAAAAAACTCTTGTTTTAAACGGTAAAGTAGTTTATAATGTAAATGTAGTGTAAAGTACTACAATAAATATGGGGGTTAATTTTATGGGGAGAAATTTTAATTACGATTTAAAAAAAGAGCTTGGAGAGGAGCGTTACGCAAAATTGCATTTTATCATACAAGATTTATCTAAAAAAGAAGATAAAGAAATATATTTTAAATATTTAATTGAGTTTGCCAACAAACATAAACACGATAATTATAATGAAAAGTTTGTCTATAAATATTTAACAAACAAAGTACATTATACATACGAGGTAAAGATATTCCAACAAAATTTAAAATATTATATGGAGCAAAAAGGTAAAAATGTTACCGACTTATCCAACGATTTATCTTTATCTTATTCTACTGTAAACGACTGGTATAATGGTGTAAATTATCCTCGTCCCGATAAAATAAAATTATTAGCTGAGTATTTTAATATATCTACTGGAGATTTAACGGAATTGAAAAAACACCAAGAGGCAAGTAAAAAAGTACCAGTACTAGGAAATATACCAGCTGGTATACCTATCGAGGCTATCGAGTATATAGACGACTACGAGGAGATACCTAGCGACTGGTTTAATAGCGATAAACAATATTTTGCGTTGACTATTAAAGGTAACAGTATGGCTCCTAAATATGAGACACGGAGACGTTGTTATATTTGAGAGATGTACCGACTGTATAAGCGGTCAACATTGTGCTGTTATGGTTGATAGCGAGGTTACATTTAAAAAAATATTGAAAAGTGAGGCGGGTATTATTTTACAGCCTTTAAATGAGGACGAGTATGACCCAGCGTTTTACTCTAATAAACAAATAAAAGAGCTACCAGTAAGAGTATTAGGGGTAGCTAAAGAAATAAGACGTAAATTATTTTAATATAATTTAATATAAAAGCAAAAGGTTAAAGTAAATCAGTTTGGACGACTAACACTTTAACCTTGCAAACAAAATACTTACGTAAATTGTATGTAGTTATTATATCCCATATACCTACTTTTTACAAGTATTTTGTTAAAAAAGGAGGTAATTTTTATGGGAAAAACAAGAACAAGAGGTAACGGAGAGGGTACTATTTTTAAACGTACTATAAAAGGTAAAACTAAATGGGTATGTGAGTATACTTTGGTTTTTAACGACGGGGAACGGTAAAAGAGTTAAAAAGACTATTTACGGTAACAGTCGTACTGAGGTAAAAAACAAACTGGAGAAATTGATAACTCAACTTAATACCGATACTTACGTTAGTAAATCTACGGTAACTATGTATCAATTAGGTAGAGATTATATCGACGAGTTGTATAAACTAAATCGTATTATAGACTGTACTTACCTTAGAAAATTAAATATATTACATCAAATAGACGGTCATTATATAGCTAGAAAAGAGATACAAAAAATAACTGGTAGCGACGTAAAAGATTTTTTATTCTATTTAACAAAATACTCCAATACAACAATAGGTAAAGGTTATGGCTTAGCCAATACTATTTTTAAGATAGCTGTTAAAAAGAATATCGTAAAATACAACTTTTTTGAGGATAACTTTGAGTATCCAAAACCAAAATCGGTAAAACCAAACAAAAAAATAAAAGCCTTTACAGTTCAAGACCAAAAAGATTTTATCGACGTTATATTAAATAGAGAGAAAAAAGTACTATATAAAACTCAGTTTTTATTATCTATGTATTGCGGTCTACGTATGCGGAGAGGTCAACGCTTTATATCTTAGCGATATTGATTTTGATAAAAAATGTATTAACATCTCTCGTACTTTAACAAAAGATGTAAACGACCGTACTATTATGGGTACAACTACAAAAACCTACGCTGGTACTCGTACTGTTTATTTTAATGAGGAAATAGAAAAAGTACTAAAAGAGCATATCGCCCAAAATAATATCGAGGGTTTGATGTTTACACATAAAAATACTAACTCGTTTGTTAGTACTAGCCAAGTTAATATGGCATTTAAAAGACTTTGTCAAAAATATAATATAAATTTAGGTTATGATGTAAACCAGCACCAGCTACGCCATACTTTCGCTACTAGATGTATTGAGGCTGGTATGCCAGCAAACGTATTGCAAAAAATACTAGGTCATACGGATATAAAGACAACTCTTGATACTTATTGTGATGTATTTAATGAGTTTGAAAAACAACACCGAGACAATACTTTTGATTATTTAAAAGCTCAAAATTTATTATTAAATGTATAAAAAAGTTACAGTCGTAGTTACAGTCGCACCAATACTTTTTAAAATACTCTGTATACATTTGAAAATTAAGAAAATTATAAAAACCTTGAAAATACTAGCTTTCAAGGTACAATAAAAAGTAGGTAAAAGTACCTACTTTTTAATTTTTTGGTTGCGGGGGTAAGATACTTTTTTGATTACAAACAATAAAAACGTTGATATATCAACGTTTCGTAAATCTTAATTTTTTTGGTTACAGCCGTAGTACA